ATTATTTACAGATGAGGCGGAGATGGATCAATTTGTAGATGATATACTTAATTCTCAAATAATTGAAGTAGCACAAGAACAACAATTTTTAGTTGAAAAGGGTTGGCTTTATGATGGAGTCAATTTTACAAAACCAGATAATGCTTAATGACGGAAGAAAATAATAAAAAAAGCGCCTGGCAAAAGTATAAAGAAAGTTTAGGGGACACCAGGCCCTGGGATTTTATGGATCCAAATACATCTTATGTTGAAGAGTCTGTGTCTAAAAAAAGACTTGATATATGTATTAAATGTCCAGAATTTTTTGAATTAACTAAACAGTGTAAGAAATGTGGTTGTTTTATGGTATTAAAAACTAAACTGCAGGATGCAGAATGTCCATTAGGAAAATGGGGTAAAGAATAATATGTATGAAAAGGAAGAATTGTTTCCTGGTCTCTGGGTATATAGAAATGTTATTAAGTCAGATTTAGATATTATAAATAGGCTAGAGGCTACAATTAAAGACAGTAGTGGCTTGTATAACTGGCAAGATGCAACAGTTGGATATAGAGAAAAAATGCCAGAATATCGTGACTGTGTTGATTTTAAATTAAACTTTTTTGACTACCCTGGCAAAGATAAATACCAAAAAGAATTTGATAAAATTTGGCATGATGTTCGTGATGCACAAAAAATTGCACTTGATGATTATTGCAAATTCTATAATATTGAAATGAAGTATTGGGAAGCAATGAATTTTGTTAAGTATGGTCCAGGCCAACATTTCTCTTATCACTCAGATCACGGATGGTCGTATATAGCAACAGTATCAATGGTTGCTTATATAAATGATGATTATTCAGAGGGAGGAATCAGGTTTGATAAAATTGATAAGACTATTAAGCCAAAAGCTGGAGACCTTTACATTTTCCCTTCAAATTATTTATTTTCACATGCTGCTCTCCCAGTAGAATCTGGATTAAAATATTCTATCGTTACAATGACAGATTATAATGATGCTACTCATAATGAGCAATTTTATAGACAGTTTATGTCTGATAAATCTATAAAAGATCCTTATTAATATGCAGTTTGATATATATAAAGCAAGCCCATATTCAGCAGAAATAAAGCCATTAACAATCAAAAGACAGTGGATGGAAGAAACATTTGACAAGCATGCTTATCATTGTTTTCCAGTTACGCTATCAAATGGCCTTGGATGGGGCATATCTTTTCCAGAAGAAATTAGTTTTATATGGGATGGAATTTCAGACTCTACAGATACTCATGTTAAAGTTTTGAGTGGACATAAATATGTGTACACTGGAAGATCAAATGCAACAATAAGCTTCAAGACTGGACTTATATTAAGAACAGAAAAAGACTTAAGCATGATGGCAATGCCAACACCAAACTGGCCAATAGACGGTGTTTGGCCATTTACAACATTAATAAGTACTTCATTTTTTGCTGGAGAGTTTCCAATAGCATGGAGAATAACAAAGCCAGACACAGTCATAACTATACCAGCCAATACTCCAGTTATTTCAGTAATGCCAATATCATTACAATCTTTAAATAATTCAGAAGGAATAGTAAAATCTATTTATGATTTGCCTCCAAACTTTTTCCCAGATGCAGATTACGGAAAGATAGTTTCTGAAATTAATAAAAAGGGTGAATGGACTAATTTTTATAGAGATGCTGTTGACTATAAAGGAAATAAAGTTGGAGAACATGAAGTTAAAATGCTAAGGCTTCGTGTTACTGACGGCCCAGAACAGTGTGGATTAAATGATAAATAAAATTATATTTCATTCAAACAAACATTATAATAAAGAAAGTAGTGTTCCAATCCCATCTAGAAAATCTTTACCTGCTTGGTGGGTAGATTCAGATACTTTTGTAAAAGATTATGAGGGCAAGCCAGTTGCTAACTGGAATGGCGAGGGCAAGATGTTTGGATTTAAAGCATGCCCAGCGGTACTAGATACTTTTCAAACAGGCTACCTATTAGTTACCCCATGCGAACTAGAGTTTTATGAAAAAAATGGAAAAATAAAAGTCAAGGTTCCAATTGGATTTGATGATTTTGTTGGAGAGCGTCCCCCTATGCAGGGCTTTGCAACACCTCACGGATATAGCCCTTGGCATTTTCATTGGTATGCAAATTGGGCTCCAGAGTTACCAGAAGGTTACAGCTCATTATATGTACAGCCTATAAATCATTTTGAATTACCATGGGTTACCGTAGGTGGTATAATAGACAGTGATAAGGTTACAACTTCAGGATTAATTCCATTCTTTTTAAAAGAAGGTTTTACTGGGGTAGTGCCAGCTGGAACACCTTATTTACAAATTATTCCATTTAAAAGAGAGGACTGGGAATCAGAAATGATATTTCATTCTCCAATGGATATTTTTAAAAAAACACAGCAAACTTCGGATTTATTTAGAACTTCGGAGGGCGGAGTTTATAAAAAATTATTTTGGTCAAAAAGGAAGTATCAATAATGCAAAAGCAAGTTAATACAAATAATACTCATGACTATAGAGAGCTTGGTTCTATAACACCTTCTGGATTTTTTGGAAAAGGCCCAGAGAATATAGTAGAGCTCCCAAATTTTTTAACAGATGAAGAAAGAGTTCGTTTAACAAATTTTGCACTTACTAATAAGACTTGGGATATAACTAGTTCTCATACAAATGAGAACGGAACTGTTATATATGACGCCAATGCATGGGCTGATAGAGTTTGCACAAGAAGGTCTATGGAGATATCTCATGATCCAAGTATTGTAGATGTTGTAGAAGGATTAATTTCAAGACTAAAGATAGAAGTAGAAAAGTTTTTTGATGTAACTGTTCAAGCCACTGGGCCAGCAATTGTTAGGTGGCCAGTAGGTACAAGACAAGATCCGCATGCAGATAAAGAACTTCACGAGGGCCCAGATGCTGGAACACCAAATGACTTTCCACATTATGACATTGCATCTTTGTTTTATTTCAATGATGACTATGAAGGTGGAGAATTATTCTTTCCAGTTCAAGGAATAGAGTTTAAGCCAAAAGCGGGTTCTGCTTACTTCTTCCCAGGAGACAGATGGTACATTCATGGAGTGAGACCCATAATTTCTGGTGGAAGGTTTACCTCTCCATTCTTTTGGCAGATATTAGAGCATACAGGAGATAGACAACCATGAGTTTAGAGTTTGAAGTTTATAAAAATCCATTTAAAGATCTAGATCTTTTAAAAAAGGTTGTTATTGATTCCGAACAAAATCCAAATGGCTCACTCTTAGGAGACTGGAAGGGCTGGTATACTTTTGGCAAAGAAGTAAACATGTTGAATTTCGAAGGTGTAGAAGATAGCGAAAGAACTAGATCAGAGAGAGAGATGTGGGAAGATGTAAAAGATGTATTTTATAAAACAACTAAACATTATTCAGAAATACATAACGTTCCCATTGAAAAAGATAAAGATGTTTATGATGAAGTAGAAGAAAAAACAATGAGACTTTGGCAATTAATGGGTCCATCTATTTGCAAATATGAAGTTGCAGGTGGCATTGACGATAATGAAGTTGACCTTGCAATGCATATGCACACAGATTATCAGCAGGAGTACGAAGAGCATAGAGGGTATAAGTTTACAGTTACATGCACAATGTATTTAAATGATGATTACGAAGGTGGCGGATTAGAATTTTTAGTAGGAGATAATAAATTATTTTACTACAAACCAAAAGCTGGAGACGTTTTAGTTTTTCCAGCGGGGGATCCTAATTATTTATCTGAACCAGGAGAATTGTATAGGCATGGCGTAAAAAAAGTTTATGGAAATGCAAAATATTTTATAAGAAATCATTGGCAGAGATATTATTTAGGCTCAGAAGAATGGTTAAAGCAGGAATCAATTTATGGAAAAGATGTCTGGAAGCAGATGGAAATTGAAAGAACTAAAGAAGAAAGAAAAGAAGGAAAGTATCAAACTTTAGACTATGAATCTATATATAAGAATGCAACGAGGATAAAATGACATACAACCTAGATAATCAAACAAGAATTAAAGAAGATATATTGATTTTTGAAAACTT